TCTGCAATTTCAGCTACGTATTTAAGTTTTAGTGCTTCAAAATAAGCATTTCCTCTATACATCTTTTTCTCCCATTAGTGAGGGTATAAACCCACTCATAAATCTTTCCTTCCTCTTGTCATCAAGAAGAACTGTTATTAAAAATGGTAATAAAAATAAAGTAAAGAACACCCAAATTACTGAGCATAACCAACTCCATTTTACTACTATATTTTCAGGTTGTAGTTTTTTCACTATTTGTATTGAAGGTATATAGACTTGAAAAAATAACAAGACTACACCTGCTAACCAAAAAGCAAAAATAACATTATATATTGAATACGTCCACTCCATATTTTTCTAAGTGTCTTAAGCTTCCTAAGTCATAAGCTAGTGCTGTGCTGTACTTCCCTGCAAATCGTAAGTTTGGAAAAAAGGTATTACTTAAGTCTGTGCTCTCGATTGTATATATTAGATACATCTTTGCTCCATACTTTTCTTCATAGTTAACTGCCTTTTTAGGGTCGCCTTGACAAGCATACCCTGCATTTTCAACTTGATGTTGAACAGTTATCTCTCTTTTTATTATTGCTGGGTAATTCTGTCGTATCGCCCAAACTATTTCGCCTTCTTCAAAACTATCAGATACGCACTGCTCTGGAAGCATTGCATTTCTTATTCCTTCATAGTCGCTTTCTGGGAGTTTCATTGGAACTCCGATTCTTTCGATAATTGACTTAACAAAAGCAGGAGAACGATATATTCTCTGTGCTATGTTAGACACATTATCCCCTTGTAAATATCCCTGCACTACAAACTTTATGTCTGATTCTGATGCAGGAGTACCTCTGAGTTTGGCTTTCATCCTAGCAGTTCTTTCTATATCTTGTTTATGTTCTGCTATAATATTTCCAAGTCTTGTAGTATTATAAGTTATATTTAATATACCACAAGCCTCTTTCTTTGTTATCGGCTTATCTGCCTCTAGCAACTCAATAACTTTTGTTATGTTTTGCTTAGTCAGATTTTCATGTTTTTTGATTCTCATTTTCTACCCCTAGTAAAATAATTGCGTAATGTATTATCTTTAACAAATCGTCTTGGCTCTTTCCATTCTTCTTGCCATATCTTTGGGCATACTTTATGATATTTCCTAAGCAAAACCCTTCTCCATGACCTGCATCAAATATGAACTCAGTCGATTGTATTTTATTCATGCTGTAATGAGCATGATATGTTTGTATTATATGATTTTGTACTTGTTGTAATGTTTCAAGTTCATTAAATTTATATTTATTATCACTCATTAACTTTTCTCAGTCGTAAAAAAGCAGACTTGCACTAGTCTGCCTGATTTCTTATCATGCCCCCAACCTGCATTGAAAGGTGCATGCCAATATTTTGCTGGATACATAACCAATCGGTTATACACATTACCAACATAAGTGTGTAATTCAAACTCCTTTGAATTATCAGACTCCCAGAATCCTCTGAAAGATTCCATACTTATTTTTAAATCTTCTGTTTTTTCAACACTTTGTGTTTTAGTATCTCTAAACAACCCTGTTCCATGAGTTACAGGGGCATTAGGAGTAAGATATATTACACTAGCCCATGCTTCTCCATCAATTTCATCAGTTACTTTTTCGATGTAATTAGAGAAGTCATGATGTACCCAATTAGTATAGTTTTTTGTCTCCAAACCAAGCGTGAACGCAGTATTGCTATTCTTCTTGGGAAACCAAACAGCTTGTCTGTTTAGTATGTGTTGTAATCTATTCTTTAAATAAACGAAGTTCTCATTAGAAAAAGAACTTATAGTTCTTTGACCTGGGAACATAATCTTTTTACCTTTCCGTCCTGGATAGAAAAACTCTTCAAGAGCTTTCTCCCTTATCTCCTCGGGATTAGGATAAAAGTCGTCCTGAATTACAATCATTTCTGTAATTCATCAAGTACATCTAATCCGCCCTCAATCTTTGCGAGGTATTCTCTTTTGTCTGCTAGTTGTTTCTCTAGCAATCCCACTTCAGCACTTGTTTTCTCGTGCTGAATTTTTAAATTATTACGAAGCATATCACTGTGAGACATAGTCTCAACTGGTTCTTTTGTTATTCCTAATAATTTATCAAGAGGTATGTCGTTTGCCATGTTTTCTTACTCCTGTGCCTAAATGTGTTTCTGTTCCATTAGACTTTCTTAATATTAATTGTCTACGATGGTTTAGAAATTCCATTCTTGATTTTAAATAATTTTCTAGTTCTGTGCTTTGTAAATTACTTGGCACAAAAAATGTATACTTCCCTGATTCTACTTTTTTCATTTTGCTGTTATTCTTTTGTCATACCATGCGAGACCTTCATCCCACCAATCGGGAGTGTCTCGGTGTGACCACTTGGCAAATGTTGCTTTGTCAGTATGGTAGTATAAACGATAACTACCGACTACATCATCTTCGTCTTTCAACTCATCTGGCATAGCCATACCAAAGGGTGTTTGCCCCTTACGAGGCATATTCTTTGGCTCAGGTAATTTATTTATCACTTCCATAACTGACTTGTGCAACTTACCATAACGATAATAATACTCATCATTGAGTGCGTTTGCATAGCAATGCACCCATTCAAAGTTGTCGAGGCTAGACCTTGTCCATATCGTGCAAGGATGATTATACATCATTGGTAAATATGGAGTTATTGGTCTCTCCTCTAGTGGCAAATGTTTAATCTTTGCCTTTTCTTCATTCAGAATTTTACTTTCTTCTTTGTTCAATGCACGAGGCACAAAACCAAGAACTTCATCTACCCACACCGCTGTGCACAATAGCTGTGCTGCCTCGAGAGGCATCTTAACTATATGCTTATCTACATGGTACTGTGCAGATTTATCAAAGTCTTCATCTAAATAAAATAAATTCATGATATCCAACACTTGTATTTGGGACATTCTCCAGTTCGTTCATCGACTGGTGTGCAACAAAAATCACACTCTCCCATATACCATTTTTCAAATTCTCTTGTATCTGAGTTCCACATCTGGAAAGAACGAACCGATTCTTTTGGTAAGTCTTCGACCCAGTAGTTGCCAACTCGTTTTAGTTTTGTATTGTCATTTTTCATAATAATATTATACTAAATTTTTTACTTATTGTCAAGAACTATTTTCCAAATGCTCTTCCTGCTTCACTGATACCAAATGCTCCTAATGTGACCACTACTAATGAGGTATAGATTGTATCTGAAAATAACAAATCTTGTCCCATAAATGCAGTAATCAAGTCGCAAATGGCAAAAATCATCATAAAGCCGAAAGAGATAAAACCTATAATGGCTTTCTCGTTTACATCATTGTCATCTAAGAATAAATCAATAAACTTTCTTTTAGGAGGTGCAAGTCTTTTCTTAGCTTCTGCAGCTTCAAGTTGCATTTCCTTAATAGTATCTTCTGCATTATCGAGTTTTTCGATAAGCGACATATACTTATCTAAGTCTATCTCTACTTCATTCCTGTCATTATCCTTTCCCATAGTATCTCCTATGGTTTCCAGTCGTACCACTCCCTTCTTCTGTAAGGCTTCCCTGGGGTTGCCTCTTGAAAATGAAACGAGATTGATATTCGTGGGCTTAGAGTATCAACTCTATGAAATTTTCCTTTCGGAATATATAGCAAATCCCCGTCATCAAGCTCCACAACCTCTTCTAATGTTGCGTCTCCTAGCCTTTGATGACCGAGGTCTTTGCTAAACTCTTCATAAATGTACCAGCGTATTTTACCTGATACATGAAATAAAAAATTATCTGTTGAATCTGCGTGTATTGGAAAGCAGTGTGCATCTTTACGCTTACTGCAATATATGTTTGCCTGTCCTATACCATAAACCTTTTCAAACTCTTGGCATTGTTTCCACATATTTCCATTCAAAAACTCACTTAGTGTGAGTATGAAACTACTTCCTTGATTCCAAAAATCTAATATCTGTTCTCTACTATATTGTTCTTTATGTTTCTTTTTACACCACTTATTACCATTTGGTAATACTACTTGTAGTTGGGGAGTTCTATCCCATTGTCCGACTTTTATCTGATTAAGATAGTTATCAAACTCATGCCAACTAAAATGGTGTTTAAATATATTAGTTTTTGACTTTATTACAAAGTGCTTCTTGCCTTTAAACTCATCAAAGAATCTTTCACGAGTTATTGGATTAATTAAGTTATCAAAGGGAATTGGCAATTTTTGCTAACCTCCACCACTCTCTCATTAAGTCAGGTCTAGGGTGAGTAGCCTTTGCATGAGGTGTGTACTTTGGATGCCATGGCTGATAACTTAACGAAGTTAAATGTAGTTGCCAAATCATATCCAATTCTAAATGTTCTTTATCTTCCCACTTTGGACTTTCTTTACTCCATAAATCATATCCTCTAGGGATTGCTGCTGGATTAGTTCCATCAAAAGAGTTCCATCTAGCGTCTAACATATGTACTAACTCTTTTGTCTTTTCTTTATGTGGACTGCCTAACTTTCTCATAACTTCCCACTTGTAAGAATAATTCCTATTCCAGTTTATTATATCATCTATGGGGTCTACAAATTCTTGTGCTTTCTCACAATCAATCAAAAGAACACTATCACACCAGAAACCTCTAGGGTATCCTTCTTTTGCACCAGCTTTACCATTATCCTGTAAAGCATCCCATACCATACCAAATGCTTTCCCTTCTAAATCAGTTTTATACAATGCAGCGATATCTCTAAAGTTTACCATATCTACATCAGTATATAAAGCTCTTCCTTTATATCCCATTAGATGAGGTACTGCATATCTATAACAAGTAAAAGGTGTTCCCCAAGTTCTTCTATTCCAACCTGGAAAATCTTTTGGTCGTAAATATACTATATCAATAGGCATACTAGCATTTTTAAACAAGGTATATAAATATATCTTCTGTGCTAAATCGTCATGGTTATCACTTGTTCCGATAAATAATTTAACCGTATCTTGCATGAATAACCTCTTGTCCTTCTTCCATATGCAATGCATGAGCAAACCTATTTCCTATTACAAAGAAGTCTCCCTCTTTTATAATATTTAGAGTTATCTTTCTATTACTCCAATTAAATAAGTCATAATCATGTATTGCCATTACATAATTAAGTCTATCTCTATTTTCACATACTAATAATTTTATATCACCTTTTAATGCCCATATAATTGATGTATTCTTTTGTGGTATATGTACACCTCTATTTGTTTGTTTAGCAAATATAATTTCTACTGGGTCAATTCCCCACTCTTTTTGTCCTATTGTATCAAAGAACTTATGAAACTCTTCTTTGTGGTCTTGATACTCAGGAGTTGATGTGTAGTAATTATCTCTTGAATCTCTTTTAAAGAAAGGAAAAGAATCCATCCAAGGAAATGATTGTTCATGTTGCCACACTCCATAATCATGTAAACTATTAAATATATGTTTTATTTCTTTAGTAAGCTGCACCTTTTCCTCTCATAAATCCTACTACTATATCTCTTTTACCCCACTCTAGTGGTTTGCTTTCATGTTCGTGTATGCTAGTAAAAATAGTTAGACTTCCCTTTTTTCTCATTGTTGGGAAACTATGTCTAAAATCTTCTCTAACTTTCATTGTTTCTGGTAAGAAATTACTGTCCATAAATACATCAGGAACAGTATAACTTTCTACTATTTCTAAGTCTCCACCACCATATTCTTCCGAGTGGCTCAATTGTATACTTAAACTTATCTTCCTAACTGTAGGCGATGACATCGCTTCTAAACTAGGTCTATGGTCACGATGTGGGCAGAAAAACATACCTTTCTTATCGTATCTAACCATATTTATCTCATGCCTTCGTCTTTCTTGATGTAGATGAAACTTATAAGTTCTATCATTATAAAGATTAACTGCTTGCATTAGTCTATCATAGTAAGGAAACTTTATATTACTTCTTTTCTTACAACTTCTTATCTTAGTATTATACCCAGACCATCTTGTTCCTGCAAGTTTCCATGGCATATCTCCGTTTAGTTCAAATAAACTATCACATTCTTCTTCAGTCATAAAGTCTGGAATATGACCTACTATATCATGTGTTTTATACTTACTCACTAATAATTTCATTGTTTATCACTCCATCTTGTAGCGTAAGCTGATATGAATGTGCCCAATGCACATCTTCTGCTATGATACAAGTTATCGTATCATATCCTAACTTTCTTGCTAGTGTTAATCTTTGGTTGCCTGTATAGGCGAGAAGTGGATAAGACTTTAGCCAAGGAGTATGACTTTTTACTCCTCTTACTGCTTGCATCCAATTACCATATGTATTTGGTATTACAATAATCGGGTCTAATAATCCTTGTTCGTTGAAGGACTTTGTGAGAGATTTATGAACTCTCTCATGCGTTACTGCTCTGCAAATGAGGTTTATCGCAGCATCCATTGGTATAAAGGTTTCATCCTTTAGTCCTTGTTCTGTCATTAAATATGTAGTTATTTTACTACTATTCTTCGCTATTAACCTTCTCGGCTGTGGCTCTTCCAATTTCCTCCCTTGCTAATTTTCTAATTGTTTCTAATAATTGTGGGTAGCTTTCAAAGTTTTCTATGTCCTTTGCTGGATGAGCAATCTGCTCCAGTTCATCTACCCTTTCTTCTAATTCTTCTAACCATTCTTCGTTTTCTTCGAATCTTGCTTGTGCTGGTTCATGTTTATCAAACCAACGAGAGTGTTTGTCCATCTCGTTTTTCCACAATAACATTTTGAATAAGTTTCTAAACATTTCTTATTATTTCTTTTGCTTTCTCCCATTCTGCCACATTTTTGTTTGGAATGGATATTTCAAGTATAAACCTAGGAGTATGCAGTCCTGTATTTCTATCACATAACCACTGCTCTCCTGTCATTTCTCCAGCTAATATTGTCCAGTTATTCCCTTGATGTTGGTCTGGTATTTGTTTACTCTCACCATTATCTACCCATAAAGTATAACCTGTGCTTCTATTATATATAAATCTAATAAATTTTCTACTTTTTAGATGACTATTGTTCCATGCAGTCCATCCCCATTTCTTAGGTTGCACTGAAAACTCACTTACATACCAGTTTTCTGTATTAGTGCTTTTATTCATTGCCCCTACAAAAGACAATACTGCGTCTTTTATCTGAAAGTTAGGGTATCTTTCTGTATAGTCAATAGTATTTGTTCTGTCTACTGTTGGCGTTGCCATCGCCATCTTTTCTCTTAATCTTCTAAAAGAAACATCTGGCTGAGGTTTTGGGTTATATAATGCTATTTGTTGAAATAAATACATTGCACAATAGTGCAACTTCCCCTGCATTACTCCGTTATTTAGTGTTATCTTCTCCATCTGTTGTCGTTACCTCACGATAATATATTACTACCTCTTTGAGTTCACGAATATATCGTTTTAACTCTTGTGTGTTGTATGCCATTAACTCATAGTCTGGCACACTCATGGCAAAGAATACTACTTGTCCATGTTCTTTTTCTACTCTTGCTAAAAACTCTTCCAAGTTTTTATCACTAACCACATACCAATATGGTTCTTTTAAATCTATCTCTCTTGGAAGAACTGGTTGTGCTATCTGCCTATCTATAGGCTTGGCACTAACCTCTAATGTCTTCGTTGGTAACAGGCTGCACGATGAGGTCATCATCAGCAGCATCGATGTCACGGCTATCTTGTTCAATTCCATCAAATACCTCTTTGGTTGCCTTGTTCACTCTTGGCTCTATTAGTCCAGGCTTTGCTGCTGCTAACTTAGTCAAGTTGTGTCTTTTAAATATATCTAAATAACGATTCATTTCTAACTCTATCTCGTTATTCTTACTTTGTAAATTGTTTAATGCTTTTGTTTGATTTGCAAAATCGGTTTGCAAGGTGCTGATTGTTTCTTCTTGCATTTGTACTGCACCTTCTAATTTAATATTGTTTGCTTTTAGTGTTTGGTTTTCATTCCACAGATACCAAGAGCCTAGTCCTAATACTAGAATGATTGCCATAAAAAATTGATTCATAATTGTTTAATCCTGTAGTTCAATCCTTCTGCTCCTCGGATTTCTACCACTTCCTTGTCCTCTGTGAGAAAACTAAGATATTTATCTTGTTTTTTGTAAAATTTACGAACTATATAACTTGTGTCGTCAGCGTCTCCCCATGTGTGATTATAACTAACAGTTAACTTATATCTTGGCGAGAAATAATACTTTATTTTCAACCAAAGTTCTTTCACTTCCA